CTTTTTGTGCTGGATACCTTCCTCCCAGTCTGTCCAGCCGCGAATAAAGTCTTGCTCGGCAAGCTCTAGGAAATCCGCTAGACGCGCATCCATGTGTGCGTCTTGTACAGGCTTTGGCTTCATTGCCGTCAGGTCACTCAACTGGCCTACTAACGAATCAAGCTCCTCGATAATGTCTGACTTAATTGGCTTTGGCGGTACGAATTGATTACTCGACATAGGTGAACCCCTCTAGTTCTGAGCAGACTTGCTCTGCGTTGATGATGTTGTGGTCGTGCCACTTACATGAATGCACACAGACGCCGACCTCTTCGACCCACTCTGTTCGACCCTCAGACTCAATTGGATAACGACCGCCGACAGGGTGGTAGTAATCGTCGATCGATTTACGGTCAACAAGCAGTGTGACAACTTGCGTTTCTTCGTCGTAACACTCAGCTTTCGCAGACTTTTCAATCTGCTCTAGTTGGTCAACGAACTCATCCCAGTCATCAACCTGCTTGCTTATTTTGATAGCAATTTGCATTGGTTTCTCCCTTCAATGTTCCACATAGAACATGTACAGAATACACGATTATAGGCAACGCGCAACCCTGTTAAGATAACTATTTTGCATTTAATGTTAAATTAAGTGTTGACAGGCATTAACATGTTAGGGCAAACTATATTCATCGGCTGGGGACACAGCCACTAACCAAGGGAGAAGTAACATGAACAATTTTCAATTCAACGATGGCGGTCAATCAGAGTACAGATCACTCAATGGCGGTTACTGTGGTGTACGTGCGCTGGCAATTGCAGAAGGCATGGAGTGGAAAGCGGCAGAGAAGCATCTGCGTGAATTCACTAATCGCGGCAAAGCTGGTAACGGTCGCCTGTCTAGCGGAATCTACAAAGAAGATTACGATGCGGCATTAAGAGCGCTTGGCTACCGATGGAGGCCAGCCCCACAATTCGATGGTCGCAAAGCTAGAACGTATGACCTTTACCGCTACGGCAAAGTGATAGCGCGTCAGGCACGACACTTTGTTTGTGTCGATCACGGAGTAGCGCACGACATCTGGGATTGCACCGACAAGATGGTTTACGGTTACTGGGCCAAGGCCGCATAAGCGGCCATTTATTGAGGGGTATAGCATGAGGCGATTTAGAGAAAGAGACAGGGTGGTCAAGTTTGACGCCCGCAGGGTGCGCATCTGGGACAGGGTTGCCCGCAGTGCGTTGGTCAACTGTTCAGACGATGACTGGCTACAGGTCATCAGCATGGCACAGCATGTCGGCGTCTTGCCGTATCAGCTATACATGCGTGACCTTGTGGCGTTTAACGAGCGGGCTAGTCAGTTTGACGGTAGCGTCAGCGAGTTCCTAAAGGTTCAGCCGTAAGTCCACATCACAGGCGTAGTTGCCCGCATGTCGATATGCACGAATGTACGCGCTACGCCTATCCCACCAAAGCCCATCTTTAACGCCTCGTGTACGAGGTTCATTCTTTCAAAGCCATTGTTAACAGCGATGTCTGCGGCTATGCCCTGTGTGTGGGTGCCACCTTTCTCTTTGCTTCGCTCCGCTGTGTGCTGTTTAGAGCGATAGCCAGAGGTAATGACCATCGGGAAGCCGACCCTTTCACGTAGCTCATCGAGCATGTGGATGAATGACTCGTCCATGTCATTCTCGCCAGTCTCTCTACAGCGGAACTCGGATATGTCGAAGTGCTTATACATTAGCTTTTCCATTTAGTAAGTCCGCGAATGCCGACGCTTGACGCGACAAGTGCCGCCAAGAGCGCTCGGTAATAGTCTGGCATGGTTTCCAGCACCGCGAAACCGTCGCGAACGTAAGGGACAAGAGGTGGAATAAAGCACATAACAAGAGGAATGCTAAAGAGCAAACTAAAAAACTCATCGCGCCAGCTACTAGCTGAATTGCTTGCGTGGATATTTTCCCAGTTCGCGTCCTGCTTAATCGCCTCCAGCTTACGCTGATGTACTGCGCGCTTCTCTTCAGACTTTCTTTCAAAGTGACCCCCCACCAGTTCGACGACTGGCCCTAGTAGACTTTGCCACATGGTTTAGTCCTTGATTAGTACAAGGTCAAAGTTAGCTGTGACCCGTGCATCGTTGCCGCTTACATTATCAATGCGGATGTCGATGTCTGTTTTTTCAGGCACGGTTAGCGGTGCAGTGAAGTCGTAGCGGTAGTGACCATCTGACTCTGCTACGTGTGCAATTCTAAACGGCTTGCCCACCAGTCGGTGATACATAAGCATCTGGCAGGTCTTTGTCCCGTCGATAGTTGCGTCAAGGGCCACCAGATAGCCTGTAAAGCCCGCTGGGACGGTATAAACCGCCATAAGGGTTTGGGCATACCCTGCATCTATTTGCGCCACAATCGTCCCAGAGGCGCTTGTAACGCGAGCCTCGATGTCACCCACGTTCGTAGCGTCGTAGGTCATGCGGAATACACGCAGAAATTGGTTAGTAGTAGTGACTGCCGTTAAGCCTGTCAGCGTTACCGTCTCGCTGATTTCATCGTAGTTAGCATCAAGCCCTTCGAGGGTTAAAGTAGTCGTGTCACTTGCACTAGTAGATAGGCAGTAAATTGTCTGCGCAGTTGCTAGTGACGCCCACGGGTAAACGCCGCCGCCAGTCCATACACTCTCAGGGTCAGTCGCTTGGTCGATGTCAAAGTTAGCGCCAAACTTATGAACTATCTTTGAGTTAGAAATAGCGCCACGCGCCACATCCAGGTAGACGTTAGGGGTAGGGTGATCGGTGTGAAATTGATACATTAGATTTTAAACCCGTATGCGATAAGGCCGACTATTGCACTGACTAAAATCCAAGCGAAGCGCTCGGCAATTTTTACTGTCTGCGAGTTATAGCCGACGATACTTTTGACTTTATCTAAGTCGCCCTCGTACTCATCAAGGCGATACTCAAGGCGGTCAACCCTAGCACTTCCAGCCACCAGCTTTTCGTCAACCCTAGCAATCATTGTCATTGCCTCGGCTAACTTATCTAGCTTGGTTTCAATTCGGTTTAGACGTACCGCCTGATCGTCCATAGATACTCGCCCCCATGAGCATGAAAAAAGTAAAGCCTATGGGGGGGTATTATATCACTCGGTAGCTTCTTGCTCTAACGACTCTGTGAGCATATTGACGAATGCGTCTCTGCCCACGTTTAACTGGTCGAGATTAAACCTCATGCTCGCCATTTTGCGGTCGAGGTCGTTAATGTGATTGACCATAGCTTGTTCTTGTTCGGTCATGTCTTGAAGTATGTATTCCTTTTCGTTCACTGTGATGGGGGTCTGTTCATTTTTTCCCATGTCAGTTTCTCCTGTGGTTGGTTAGTGTTTGGCCTTGCCTACGTTAATAGCCATGATGTCAATAAAACGGTACAGCTTAGCTAACCAAACGTCGTCCTTTGGCGTAGGCGTTACTGCCGCGATAATCGAGCATACAGTTACGACCATGGGCGCAATAGCCGCTAGGTCAGATAAGACCTGCAGGACTACCACGGTACACCGTCCTCAGTCACAGGGTTTTTCTGCTCTGCGATGTTGGCAGTTAGCGAAGCCTCAACAGCAGTCTGGTCAACACCGTTGTCCCAGCACCAGCCCAATACCATAGACTCAGTTAGGTCTGCGTAAGGTACGAAGTCAGAAGCAGATGCGTCAGGTGTAAACGAAGCAGTGCCGTATGCAGAGGCAGAGTGGTCGCCGTCTACTTCAGTGACACGCCAGTGGGCAACGATAACGCCGTCGTCTGACGTGTTGCGTTCCATTGTAGATATAGTCCATGTAGCCATTGTTTAGCTCCTTAAATAGCCGAAATAATAAATGCAAGTAGCTCAGAGTAACGCACACCCATGCGTGAACGCTCTTCACCAGTTTCTTCGTCAGTCCATGTTGAGTTGATAAACATACCGTAACGTCCAGCGTCCAAGCCCTCAGCAGTAAACGCATCCTGTAGGTCTTGAGCAATGATGCCGAAGTGAATACGAGCGTCGTCGCCTTTTTCTTCAACAGCATCTTTCCAACGGAACTTACGCAATAGACCTTTACACGCTACAGCTACACGTTGCTCTGCTTCTGTCAGCTCTTCGATGTCTTGTTTTTCATTGCGGTCAGAGGTTTGGATAGTGCCGTTAGTTGCATAAATATCTTGGAAGCGTGCGCCTGACTGACCCAAATCCAGAGCGCCATCCGTTGCGGCACCAGTGCCATCACAAGGATTTATTCGTGAGTTATCTCCGTCAAAATTTAAGCCTGCATCAGAGCCGTCGGAAGTTCCTATGTATAAAAGGTCGCCGCCAACAACACCAATACTACCGACTGTGGTGCCGTCTTTGCGGAAGTCTGCAATGGTGCCGTCACTGCTTAGACGATTTAACGCTAGAGGCTCGCCGCCACTTCTAGTGACTCTCAAAATATCATTAGCGCCGTTAAGTTCTATACCAGCTGTTGAGAT